GCCGCTTACGGCATGACATTTATTATTATTCACGGACACATCTTTAATAAGATCCGCCCACCGTGCAAATCAATGGGCGGCTTTGGCCGCTTATTCCACTGCCATTTGTGCATGGGATTCTGGGTCGGAGTGTTTCTGTGGGGCATAAGTCCCTATACTGAACTATTTAGTTTTAGCAATCAGCCCATGACAGCGTTCATGTGCGGTTGTATTAGTGCTGGAACTTCGTACTTTTTGAGTATGTTGGTAGAGGATTACGGGATCCGAGTGGTCCACAAAGGAGGTGAG